CACCTACACCAGTTATAATCAAAAGTTTAGAACAAAGTAATGACTTAGAAGATATATCAATTCAAATTGGAGGATCTACCTTAGGCAGCGACACGATTAATTTGAAAAATCCAAATGAAGTATATTATGAAATATATCGCAAAGCCAGAGAAAAGGCAAAGGAATGGCGATTAAAGGCAATTGAATCTTATTTAGAAGCGAAGGAAATTAAGACAAAATATATGTTATTCGATATGGACGACTCGGATGACTCAATGGAAGATTCGGATGATGAAGAAGAAGAAGAATCATAATTTATTCTCTCCATTAGATCTATCATGTTTTATACATTAATTTAGCATATTTCAATTTAGTATACTTCAACTTAGTATATTTCAACTAATCTATAAATAAACAGTTCTGCTGAAAATATTTTATCATTAATTTAATATAATGACTTTCTTAAAGAACTTACAAAAAAGCATTAAGGCTCATCACTTCGTTGCTTTAATTGGTGTTTTAGTTTTAGCATTTGCGATTATGCAATATTCTGGACGAAAAACGATTTTTAACGATGGGTTTGGTGATGGTTATTCCGCTTCGCCAAGCAATACGCAGGGTAGCGCAGGTGTAGGAGGTTCTACATTTGTTGGCGGTGCTCAACCTCTCGGACAAAATGAAGTTTTTGCCGATGTTCCCGCCTGCTCATCAACTTCTACCGGCGGCTTAGCCCCAATTCCCCGTCCCAATGGCAACTATGACCCCTCCGAGTTATTGCCCAAGGATGTCAACAGCCAATGGGCGCAACTCAACCCCGCCGGCAGCGCCGACTTTAAGAATGTGAACCTCTTAAAGGCTGGTCATTTGATCGGCATTGATACCGTTGGCAGCACGCTCCGCAATGCCAATTTGCAAGAGCGATCTGAACCCCCGAACCCTACGGCTGCCGTCAGCCCTTGGCTGAATTCCACCATTGAGCCGGACTTGATGCGCCTGCCTTTAGAAATCGGCACTCGTGGTGTGAGCCCTCAATAAATTATTATCATTTAAATCCATATAAGTTTTTAAAAATATATATAAAATATTTTTAAAAAATATTATAAAATATTTTTAAAAAATATTATAAAATCACCAAAGTAATTTATCCGCTAGCCAACCCCGGCTCCATTTAGCATGTCGGTCTCTTTCATGCCGCTGTTTATAAAGGCGCCGGCGGGTTTTAGCATATTTCAAGCCCATTTTTTTAATATAAGTCGGAAAATCATTCATGCCATTTGCGCCTACACTGGCGATTTTCTTGCCTTGCTTATACACGTCTATTTTTTTCGTCTTATTGGTGGACGGTTTTACCACCACGCCGATTTTTTTCGCTTGCGAATAGGTGTAGTTTGTGATGGGATACATTTATATTATATACACTCAAAATATTATTATATAATCTTTTCTAGTAAGAGTATATAATGTCGCTTAATTATCTGGGCTATGCCCTTATTGTATTATTGTTATACATTTGCATGAAAATTTACCAAGAGTCGGATGTATTTAATTTAAAGTGTATTATATCCGGTGTAGATGGCAAAAAATATTGCGTGCGTGAGCGCCATAAGTTAGAATTAGCGGCTGATCGTTTAGCAACGGTCAATACAAAAATGAATAAACTAGTTAAACATTGTTATAAAACTTATCCGGACCGCGAAAATATGCAGCGGTTAAAAGCTGGTTATAATCCCCAAAAAATAATGGAGACTTTGCCCACGAGTGAATTCACTGCCTTCAGTCAAAACAAGGGCGAAAAAATGGCATTTTGCTTAAATACGGAGAAAGAAGGAAACCAATTGATTGACCCCAATACCTTAATGTTCGTTGCCCTGCATGAATTATCGCATATTGCGACCAAAAGTATCGGACACAAAGATGAATTCTGGCAAAACTTTAAATTTCTTTTAGGAGAATCCAGTAAGATTGGCATTTATGAACAAGTGGATTATAAGAAAAAACCTGCCCGTTATTGCGGGACTGATATAAATGATAATCCGTATTTTGACCTTTAATAATGCGTATGTATGTAAGCTATATGCGTTCATACACGATAAAATCAACTGAACAATTATGCGTAAAATCAAAACTATGGTCTCGTTCAACTTCCTTCCATTCGGTTAGGTCTAAGACCGGAAAGAAAGTATCACACGGAAAATCGTGATCAATATAGGTTACATAACATTTATTGATTTTTCCACTGTTCAAAAATTGTTTATAAATTTGGGCGCCGCCAATAATCCACACGTCTTCATATAAATTATTGGTATCTAAAAAGGTCTCTAATAATTCAAAGTCTTTAAATATTCTCGGACTAGAAGACGCACCATCAACTTCATTTGCACCATATTCGTTACACTTCATTGTTTTGGACAGCACCAAATTGTCCCGATTTGTTAAAGTACGCGGTAAACTGAACCAGGTATTCCGCCCCATAATAACAGCATTATTTCCATCACCTTTCGTCATTTCGGAAAAGTATTTCAAATCCTGTTTATTATGCCAAGGGATTGTCCCTTTATAGCCAATACCATTGTTACGACACATTGCAACGATTAAATTATACATCCTTTATATTTAACACCCTTTATATTTATGCCCTAATAACTATAATATATACATAAAAATATATCATTTTATGTATATATATTAATATGGACGGTTTTATTGAACCCATCTATAAATTAGCATATGTTAGTCAAAATACAATATATGTTTTTATTGGAAGTAAGGCTGAGCAGAAGCCGGTAGAGGTACCGGTACCTGAAACATCAGATGAAGAGGCATCGTCCGAGGAGGATGTATCAGAAGACGAAGAGGCATCTGAGACTGATGACTTGGACCTATTATTTAAACAAAATCCGGCTAACCCCATTTTTGAAGGCATTTTTACAGCAGAAGAATTGGAAAAAATAACTGAAAATAATAAAACGGTTATATTCCTACCGGAACGCATCCATTTAGATGACACTATTGAAATAATCAAAAAAAAAATATTGATGCATTTAATGGCTGATTTGGATTTCTCCTTTGACGAAATTTATATTTTTATTAAACAAACCGAATTGTTTAATGCGGCTACGCTGTTCAATATATTAACACAGAACGATAAATTGGAATTATCCAAAGAGAGATTTGAACAATTTCTGCTTAATGTAGATGATGTTAATATTGATAGTTTACCACCAAAAGAAGTGTATGATTATGCCGATATTGTAAATTTAAATATAGACCATGATACATTTTTTATTACCAAACCACTCGGACAGCAAATTACCGCCGCAAATTCTGATTATCCTTATACCATAAATCCGTTTGACGCCATTTCATATGATCCATACTTGGAGAAATTCGGAAATGATATGATAACTACGACCAACAAATCTCTCCTCATGCAGCATAGCGACATTGCCGAAAATACGATTTATCTCTGCCTAGCCAAAGATGTGCTACTTTTTACAAAGACTGAACGAAACCTCCCCGAACCAAGCACGATTAAAATATATTTCCCTTATTTGCATGAAAAAAATATAGTGTCACTCGTGCAACTTATTGAAAACCGTGAAATATTAAAAGCCGAATCTCAAGCCCTAATCACGAGCGCATTTGAACAAAATATTAAAAATATTAATTTATTCTATGAAAATTATGCTAACCGTAATAAAGATGACTTGAAATATATTGAAATGGGTATAAAATCCATTATTATGACACTTAAACCAGCCTATAAATTTTATATGCCCTTAGATGTTGTTTTTAAATTGATACATGCCACCAAAGATGTGCCGTTGATTAAAATGAACTTATCAAAAAAGAGAGAAAATATTTATCGTTTATACACGGATAAAATAGCCACCAACGGAACCAAAATTCCTTATTTGGCGAAAGGTGTTATTTTTAAATGGATACAAATGATTGGAAAATCACGCAGTGTAGCAGTCTATATTGAATACTTGGATCAAAAATCGGGTTCGGTTATGCCCATCATCTGCGAGTTTGAAATAAACGGAAATATCACCATTAAAGCGAATTTTGCCACGACTATGAAAATAGATGAAGTGAACGAATTATTTACTACGCACGTCAATCCGGTTATTGATATTGTGAAAGAATATCTAGAGCAAGGCGGCTATAATATGTATCACTTTACTGACTTGAAAAGCAATAACGTAGAAATTATAAATATTGATTTCGTTATGCATATACCAATTACTCATAAAATTATAATAAAAAAAATAATCGGATGTGTCTCGAGCGTATTTAATGTCGTTACGGATAATTTAAGCACGTCAAATAAAGGAAATATTTCAATGCGTTTTAAACGTGTAGCCAATTATAATGAAATGGATGCGCAAGATTCTATGATTGTAGACATGTCAAAACCCGAGCTAAATTATACCGATAATGAAATCATTGCGGAATTAAAGACCAATTTTAATTTATCGGAAGATGCCGCCCGAGAAAAATATATCGAGGTGAAACGATCCATAGAAGAAATGCAATTGGCAAACCGCCGTTTGAAAATTATAAATAATCCAGGGTTTTTAACGCGAATATACAATCAAGAATTTAATAAAATTATTACAATTAATGTCACGGGTATAAATAATATCACTTATTTGTCCACTTTATATGTCTATTTGGATACTATATTACGAATTACGCAAAAAAAATCTAACAAATATATGAAAAATGAGACTATAAATAGCAGATGTAGTGGAAGCAAAATCGAAGAAGAAGAAGAAAATGTTAAAGAAATTGTGGCAGAAGCTAGAAGTGAAAATGAAATAGAAGAGGCTGCACTTGCATCTGCACCCGCACTTGCACAAGAAGAAGAAGAAAATATCGAATTGGGAGACAAAGAATTGGGTGTCAAAGAATTGGGTGTCAAAGAATTGGGTGTCAAAGAATTAGGTGTCAAAGAATTGGTATTTAATATCGAAGAAGAAGAAGAAAAAGATAAAGCGATTGAAGCTGAAGCGGCAGAAGAACTGACCGAAGAACAGTTTGCTGCCATGAATGAACAGTTTGGTATTGGCATGGGTGAGGATGACGATGAGGATAATGACGATAATGATGATGATGATGATGATGAGGAGGAGTCAGGCGGAGCTGGTAAGCCCAAGGCTGACAAACCGCCCAAGGTTGCAAAGGCTGACAAACCGCCCAAGGTTGCAAAGGCTGACAAACCGCCCAAGGCTGCAAAGGCTGATAAACCGCCAAAAGCTGCCAAAGCTGATAAACCTGCAAAAGCTGACAAACCTGCAAAAGCTGCCAAAGCCGCAAAGGACGATGAGGAAGAGGATACAAATGAGGAAGATGATGACGACGATTTGGTGGACACCGATATTACCGGCATGAGTTTAGCGAACCCGAACCCTTTTGCCAAGCGCATGATGAAACGTGATAAAAATTTATTTGAAACCGGCGATAAAACAAAAAAATTCACAAATTATTCACGTTCTTGTCCATGGGATGTGCTTCGCCAGCCGGTTATATTAACCGATGAAGAAAAAGAGCGCATTGATAAAGAACATCCGGGGTCTTACCAAGATGCTGTGAAATATGGAAGTAATCCGAACAACAAATTTTGGTATATTTGTCCGCGTTATTGGGATTTAAAAAATAATACGAGTTTAAATGAAACCGATCCCGAATTTTCAAAAAGTAAAGTTATACCTGCGGGACAAAAGAAAGTTGCCGCCGGAACACATATTTTTGAATTTAATGATCACGGAGCCCACCACATGAAAGGGGATAAATATATAAATCACTCGCCTGGGTTTTTAAAACCATCAGAAAATGGCAAATGTTTACCGTGTTGTTTTAAATCAAAATCATTTAATGGTGATGAACAATGGAACCGCCGTAAAACCTGTACAAATAATCCGATAATGCTTCCGCGAATTAAACGCAAAGATAAAATTAAAAAAAAAATAAATAAAGACGACGAAGACGAGGATGAGGATGAAGAAGAAACGGTTGAGCCAGCGCCTATGCCTGCTGAAGCGCCTGAGCCTGCGTCTGTACCTGATGCGTCTGTACCTGTACCTGATGCGCCTGTACCTGTGCCTGCGCCCGTTATTACAGCTAAGACGAAACAACAAAAAAAAGAAATAATAGTAATAGATGAATATATTTTAGGAGTGGATAAATATCCAATTACCGAAAAAGACCGGTTTGGTTATTTACCCATTGCTATTCAAAAATTTCTGGGGACAGATAACAATAAATGTAAAGTTAGTCAGTTAAATTCTACAATTAAACCAAATCATCCTTGCCTATTAAGATATAGTGTAGAAATTAGTTCAACCCAATCATTTGTTGCATGTATTGCTGATCTATGGTATTCGCTTAACGCAAATCAACCATTCAATAAAGAAAAAAAAAGACCATCCATTAAAAGAATGAAAAATATTTTAATTGACGCTTTAAGCATTGACACATTCGTCAGTTTACAAAATGGTTCTTTAATCCAATTATTTTACACGACTAAAAAGGCAAGCGAAGCAGCAGGCGCAGCGGCAGACGAAGCAGCAGGCGCAGCAGCAAGCGAAGCGGAAGAAGAAACCGATATTAACGAGGAGGAAGAAGATCCCGTAAATAATATGGAAATTTATGCCGATATTTTCTCTCAGACAAAATCAAAGCTATATGAAGTCGCCGATAAAAGAAATCCTGCCCAAATGAGCGCTTTAATTAAGGTCGCCAAATCGTATAAAAACTTTATTGACTATTTAAAAGATGACACGGTTGAAATTGATCACTCATATTTATGGGATTTAATATGTCTACCTAACCCGAAATTGTTTATTGGCGGTTTAAATCTAGCTATCCTCAATCTACCGCGAAAAGACATTACCGATAATGTGGAAATTATATGTCCATCAAATCATTATTCGTCAGTTTTGTTCGATGAGACCAAACCAACCATTATTATTTTAAAAATAGATAATTATTATGAACCAATATGTGACTATGAAAATAATACGGAGAATGGAATAATTATCGGGAAAACATTCCGTTTAAATAATCCGGACATTTTACCAAATATTGTAAATACACTCAACTTAATTAAAAAATCAATGCAATCCAAGTGTGGCGCATTTAATAGTAAGCCGAACGTTTACCGTTTTGAGCAAAATATTCCTTTAAAAACACTCATTACTCATTTGAAAACTATTAATTATACCGTTGACAAGCAAGTATTAAATTATGATAGTAAAGTGATTGGTCTAGTTGTTCTGAATACTGAAAAGAAAAGAGGATTTATTCCCTGTTTCCCGTCAGCACTCAACAATACTGATAATACAAACTTGATTTGGATGGATGATGTTTATACCGACACATATGACAATACAAAAGCGTTTCTTGAAGAAGTTTATAAAAAAAATCCAAAAATTCTCTGCAAGCCGCGTATGAAAGTTGCCGAAGATGGTTTGATTGTTGGAATTATAACAATGACAAATCAGTTTATCATGATTTCCGAGCCTGCTCAAAATATGGACGACGATTTACCAGTACTTAACAGTTTAAATTATAATGATTATGCAAGTGATATCAGTACGAGTAATAAATTAGATGATGAACGGATCATATATATTAAAAAAATACAACTAGAAACAAAATTTTATAATGTGTTTCGCAATACAGCGAAATTTTTATTAGGACAACCTGAAAATAAAAATATACGAAGTGATATCATAGAGCGGGTGAACTCTTCGTCGCAACTTTATCTGAAAAAAATAAGCAGTATAGAAAAATTATTGAGAGATTTGATGGAAGATCGTTTTATATTTGAGGCATATGATGAAAGCGATTTATTAAAACTCGATAAAATAACGAGCTGTAATAATAAATGTAAGAATAAACCTTACTGCAAAAAAATAGATGGCACTGATAAATGTGTGCTTATGATACCCTCCGTTAATTTAATTAGCGATAAATTAAATAATACATTTTATTTTGGAAAATTGGCTGATGAAATTGTCCGTTATAGTCGCATTAATTCATTCTTATTTAATCCAAAAATAGTTCTCTCTTTTTCGCCCCTAACATATAATCTGAGAGAGGATGAAATTATATTATTAAATTCATTATTAACACAAGACTATTTTGATAATATTACATATGCGCAAACGAATAAATATATTACATATAACACATATGATACAACTAATCCGTTAGTCGGGCAAAAGTATTCAAATATTTATACCGAAGAAGCGCCGGCGAAGGAAAAGGCTCCTGCGCCTAGTGCTGCTGCGCCAGTGCCTGCTCCTGTGCCAGTGCCTGCTCAAGCTCAAGCTGCTCCGCCTGCCAATAAAAGAAATATAGTTGTTAAAAAAAAGGTTAAAATTGTCATAAAATAAAAATTAAATATCTTTTGAATATAACGTAATTTGTGGTTGAAATCCTAATTTTTTATGAAAATGTATTGATTTTTCATTAGACATATAAACATCCAACCATATTTTTTTAACATTGTTTACTTTTGCCACATCTATAACTTTATCATATAATTGCGAAGCAATACCTTTATTACGGGCTGCTTCTATTACCCATACATATGATATAAACATATATTGATTTTCCAAGTTTCCGTAATCTAGTCCATAAAAACATTTGTGTGTAACATTAAACCAAATAAATCCGATTACTTCATTATCCTCCGCTACAATAATTGCATTTTTATCAATTGCCTCACCGATTAAATTAAGTTGTTCTTTATTTTTCTCTTCAGAAAAAAAACTAGTTTTGTTTTCTTCTAAAAATAATATTTCTAATATTCCTTTCATAATAACATCTATATCGGTCGATCTCGCAAATCGGTATGAATATAATATAGTTGTCATTATATTATATTTATTTTTTATTACACATTTAACATTTAAAACGCTAACTCATAGCCATCATCAATCTCCCCCATATCAGCCGGTTTAATATTATTCGCATTATTATTAATCGTAATTCGAGAAATGCTGCACTCGGTTTCGTCAATCGCCGTCACGTTCTCAAACCCATTTTCAATTATAGTGTCGTCATTTTCGATAATCAACTCCTCGGCATTTAACTGCGTAATTTTATCATAGTCCAACACAACTTGAAACGCACTTGTGCCAAAGAACCCTTCCTGACCGCACATAACATTTGCCGACACGCCGCGCATTGTATCTAATTCCGCATGGCGAGCGGCGTTCAAGAACATTTCAGGCGTCTCCTCAAAGGATGCCTTGGCAATAGGACCAATATTATCGTTATTAATACCATGACGAAAGATGGACACCATACTATCGTTACACGTCATGCGGTCACATAGCATACTCAAGTGATGAAAGTTAATATAAGTGCTGTCAAACTCAATCACTTCCGAGATTTCGTTCAAGATGGATTGTCGTGCCGCTTCAACACCAAGCACCCGATAAATTTCTTGGATGTCATTCGTATAAGTGCGCGTCACGTCAATGTATTTCAGACTTAGCAAATGCATTAAATTCGTGCCAATGGTATCTAGTACCCACGTTTCTTTTTTTGTGAATTTTCCGTCTTCCATGATCAAGCTATCAAGTATTTTACGCGGGGTCACTTTTTTAATATGTTTCACTCCGCGCAATACTAAATTATCAAGCAACGAATCTTGGAAGTTTTTCAGCAAATAGATCTCATCCGATTGGTCTAAGGACTTCTTCTTGCTCGAATTTAGCTCACGATTTAATCGTAGCCGAAACACTAAACTGTCGCTATTATAATCGGAGAATTCACAAGAGACTTGGTCACTATACACATTGTTGATTGCGAAGTGCACATCATTCATCGTGATATTTCGATCCAGCATTTCTTCGGCATTCATAATTAAGCGAATAACCCATTTTGATTTTGTATTCGGTTCCTTTTCCTTTGCTGCGCTTTCGCTTTCGTCTTCTTCCCCTGCGCCTTCGCCTTCGGGCGTGTTACATTCATCGACCATTTTTTCAAATGCATCATACATTTTCATAACGTCCTCATCTTCTTTAATTAAAGTGCTGGCGTTATTAAACGGGTCAAAACAAATCTTAATAGAATCCACGATCGTCCGCAGCTGCGTATGTTCTAGTCGGTTAACCATCCGTTTTGCGTTTTCTTGTTCGCATTCTTCATTAGGATACAAATAAACCGTGCAAGAGGGATTTTTCGGATTTTCCGACAGAGATATAATTTCCTCAATACGCGGCAAACCACGCGTTACGTTAGATTTACTCGCTACACCCGCAAAGTGGAAAGTATTCAGCGTCATCTGTGTAGTGGGCTCACCAATAGACTGCGCCGCAATCATACCCACCATCTCGCCGGGCGCAATAATAGCCTTTTTATAAGTGAGAACAATTTGTTCAATCAGGATGGTTAAGGCTTTGCGATTAAACCGTTTCACCATAAGCAAATCCTTTGGCGTCAAATAATAATAATACAAGGTTTTAAAGAGCGCATTCGGTTGACAATAATGAATAGCCATAATGCGGTCATAGCCTTCATCGATTATTTCCATCGCTTCAAAGGGTGTAATATCCACAAGCGAATTCACATTTATGTATTGCTGTCCTTGCACATTATTGATGGCGTGGACAAACGACACCGGCAAATTCACGGTCTTATTATCACGATAGCCAAACACATTTTTAGCCAGACCGGTTCGCGCTTGGATAGCCAAATCAATCAAAGCTTTGGTGCGTTTCGCCAACTCATTGCTTTGTTTTTCCAGACGTTTAATGGTTTGTTTCGTGAAAGAGGCGATATACACATCATCGGCTTTGGTTTTATTGCCCGACGAAACCGCCGGCATCTGATAATGATTGTAAATATCTTCCAATGTCATTTGCACGAGGGGTAAGACTTGGGTCTCTACTTTCACTGGATCAAATCCGTCATCGCCATAACTAAACTGAATGATTTTGTTTTTGTTATTGCGCACTGTCATATCATACTCCACTTTCAAATCTTCCAAGCCCTTGATTAACCGGCGCTGAATATAACCAGTTTGCGAAGTTTTGACGGCTGTATCAATAATACCGATACGACCACCCATAGCGTGGAAGAACAACTCTTCCGGGGTCAGACCCGAGATGAAGGAATTCTCTACAAAACCTCGTGCTGCGGGTGAATCATCATACTTGGTAAAGTGGGGCAGGGTGCGGTTTTCAAAACCATAGGGGATACGTTTATTATCCACGTTTTGTTGACCTAAGCACGAAATCATCTGCGAAATATTCAAGTCACTGCCCTTTGATCCGGCATTGACCATAATGACAAATCGGTTCTCGGCGCTTAGACTTTCACGTCCGATTTTACCGGCATCATTCACGGCTTTACTAAGGATATTATTCACCTGAGTTTCAAACTCTTGCTGGTCGGTTTGACCAGTTTTATTTTCAAAAATTCCCAAATGGGTTTGGTCAATCAGTGACTTTACTTCCTGTTTTTTCTTGGAAATAATTGTGGTAATCGCATCATTGGTCGCTTTATTGGCAATCAAATCGCTAACTCCCACACTATAACCCGACGTTTTCATATATTCCGTGACAATGTTTTGCAAATTATCAACAAATTGGACCGACTCCTTATTGCCGAAATCATTGCAAATGCGGTGGATCAACCCATTTGACCCATCACCGAGCACGCCTTTCTCTAATTGCCCGCGAATATATTTACCGTTATTGATTTCCAACACATTATTGGAAGTCTTGTATTCCTCTTTGTCACCGTAGCGTTTGGTTTTATATTTCATCGTAAACGGTGGCAAGATTTGGGATAATATATTAAAATTGGATACTTCCTTTGTAGGCAGTTTATCGACGTCTACTCGATTATGTGCCATCAACAAATTCATAGCGTCACGCGGAGTGAATTTAATGTTTTCACGCGTAAAACGGTAAGCACCTAAGAGGGAATCTTGGAAAATCCCGATTATTGATTTGTTATTTGCCGGACTAATTATTTGCCACGGCACTGCCGCCAAATTCTTGAGTTCCGACTCACTCTCTATATCTTGTGGCATATGTAAATTCATTTCGTCTCCATCAAAATCGGCATTGTAAGGTTTTGTGTCTGCGACATTCATCCTAAATGTATCGCCTACCGGCATAATTCGCACAATATGCCCCATCATAGACATTCTGTGTAAAGTCGGTTGCCGGTTGAAGAGAATACAGTCGCCGTCCATCATATGCCGATGGACAATATCGCCGAGCTCCAAGGTGATGGAATTACGGTCAATGTTACGAAGCGATATAGTATACCCGTTTTTCTTTTCCAAAATTTTGGCACCGGGATGAATATCCGGACCATTGCGCACTAATTTTTCCAAGAAATTAATATTTCGTGGATTTACAACGACCGGTTTCGTCAGATTTTTCGCCATTTTTATCGGCACACCCAACTCAGCAGCCGACAAATTTGGATCCGGTGTAATAACCGAGCGCCCACTAAAATCAACACGTTTGCCCATAAGATTGCCTCTGACACGCCCGTGCTTTCCGACCAAGCGCTCCTTGATCGATTTTAAAGGACGCCCCGAGCGCTGTGACATATGCGGCGCACCGGGTATTTTGTTGTCCACCATCGACGCAACATAATACTGTAAAAGCACCGTCCAGTCATTAATGACATTTGCCGATGCGTTTGCTTGTATTTTCTCCTGTAGCGTTTTATTAGCCTTCAAAATACTCACGATGATATGGGTTATATCGTCTTCGCTGCGCTGTTGAGAATCATGCTTGACGGATGGACGAACGGCGGGTGGAGGCACGGCTAACACTTGACAAATCATCCATTCCGGTCGTGACCAAATTGGACTAAACCCCATAAAAGAAATATCATCGTCGGAAATCCGGCGAAAACACTTCAGTAATATTTCAGGGGTTAAGGTCATCACTAGCTTTTCGGCTTCCTCGGCGCCAACCTCGGTATCGCCTTTATTCACCCACTCAGCGACCAACGAAGCTAATCCTTCCTTTTTGATTTTGCTGGGCTGCTTACATCCGCATCCGTCGTCGGTATCTTCACCACACCGCATAACCCCGCTCGCAAGCTTATACACATTTTCCCAGCGCTCCTCCGCAGACATTTTGAGCATATGCTTATATTTTTGCTTGCTGATTTTCAGTTTGCTGCATTTTACACAAACACAGCGCGCGATTTTAATAATCGTGGTGAGATATTGGATATAAAAGAGTGGTCGCGCTAATTCAATGTGTCCAAAGTAGCCGGGCGTTTGCATATAATCAAGCCCATCCGTTGGACAAATCAAACCCGGTTCTAATACGCCCATCCGCGGATCAAATAAACCATTGATAACCGGTTTATTATTGACATAGGCTTCACGGTTAGTGATTTCTGCGACTGATCCCTTCCGGATTTCTTCGGGCGATAACATACTGAATTGAATTCCAATAATCCGGGTGGCATTTTGTTTTTGCATAGTTCCATTCGTTCGTGTTGAAGCCATGGTGTATCTTATATTAACATAACAATATATAGATAGGTTTAATTCAATTTTTTAGCAATATCTATTATTATTATTATTATTATTATTATTATTATTATGCTTTACTAAATATTATCAAAAAATTGAATTGAATAAAAAATAAAAATAAAATTATATACACCTTATCTTCAATATGTCTAATACATCGAGCAACGAAAAGAAAATGTCCGGTAAAAAAACCACCACCGCCACTTCAACCGCTTATAATACACGCGCAAAAGCGGCAGCCTTGGCATCAGCCGCATCGAATAAAAAGAATTTAAAATCTAAAGAGGATTATACAATTCATATGTCATCCGACGACGAGGACGATGATGAAGAAGATATATCTTATGAATCTGAAGAATCGGAAGACGATGACGATGAAGGCGATTCAGTTTCGGACTATATTGACAGCGAGGAGGACGAATTGGAGACAGCCGAATATAAAAAGTTCCTCTATGACCTCTTTCCTTCACAATATATGAAAGATAAAATAAAGTCCACGACGAAAGAATTCAAAGCAGCGGCGACTGCCTATCAGAATAAAAAACCCACTACAAAAAAACCGTCGGGTGCTGCTATTGCTGCTGCTGCATGTGCTGCTCAAGAGCCGAAAAAAAAAAGTTCTAAATCTCGGCGCAAAGTTGAAGTGGAGGAGGAGGAACATGATGAGGAGGAAGACGAAGACGAAGAAAATTATGAGGATGCCATCAATGCATTGTCGTCTAAATTTAATATTTCGTTTATTGTGGATGGTTTGAACCAATCCCAACAATACGGAAAAGAATCTTTATTTGACGAAGATGATTATGATGAGGAAGAGTACTCTGAGGACGACGATGAGTCGGACACCGAAACAGAAGAAGAAGAAGAGAATTCGGAAGAGGAAGAAGATGCGGCTGAATCCGAAATCGTAGAAACCAAAAAACCGAAAAAGAAATCGGCTGCTACTACTAAAAACACTACTGACGATGCCAGCGCTAATGATGAAACAGCGCTGGCTAAAATGAAAGAGTTGTTTAAAACTTTGACGCCGGATGAGAAAAATTCACCGGTCGTAAAAGGCTTTTTAAACAATTTTAAAGAGCGCGAACAACAGTATTTGAAAAAAGTAGAAAAGAAATCCCGCAAACAGAAAAAAGAAAACACGCAGAAACTTAAAAAACTTTTGCGAGAAAAAGATGTGATGAATGATTTGAAGTTCTTTCATAAAAATCTGTCTTTGCCGGAGCAGCAGACGGTTTTAGAACAAATCGAGTTGATCCATAAAAATTCATATGTGGACAAACCCTACCGCCTCCGCTTACTCGATGCCGATATTCCCTTGCAATACAAGGCCTGTGCCTACCGCAAAATCTCCACCTTGCGGCACATGGAACCGGGCGGCGGCGAGTATTTCAAGATGAAGAATTGGGTTGACACTTTTATGCAAATCCCGTTCGGCAAACATAAAAACTTGCCGATTTCCTTAAAGGAGGATGGCGTCGAAAAATGCCATGAATTTATGGACAATGCGAAAAAAATACTTGATAAAGCGGTCTATGGTTTAGATGACGCCAAACTACAAATTATGCAAATGATCGGACAGTGGATCGTGAACCCGGAAGCGATCGGCACCTCCATTGCGATTAAGGGTCCGATGGGCACGGGTAAAACCACGCTAGTGAAAGAAGGCATCAGTAAAATTCTTGGACGGGATTTCGCCTTTATTGCGCTCGGCGGAGCAACGGACAGCAGCTTTCTTGAAGGGCATTCCTATACTTATGAAGGTTCTTCCTGGGGGAAAATTGTTGATTTGCTGATTAATTGCAAAAGCATGAACCCGGTTATCTACTTTGACGAATTGGATAAAATTAGTGATACGCCCAAAGGCGAAGAGATTGTGGGTATTCTTACGCACTTGACGGATACAACGCAAAACAATCAATTCCACGATCGCTACTTTTCGGAAATTGATTTTGATCTTAGCCGTTGTCTCTTCATCTTCAGCTATAACGACGAGAGCAAAGTCAATCGTATTCTCTTAGATCGTATGTACAAAATTCAAACAAAGGGCTATAACCAAGAGCAAAAAACTACCATTGCCAATAATTATCTCTTGCCCAAAATATGCGAACAAGTCGTCTTCAAAACCGAGGATATCTGTATTCCGGAGGCGACTATGCATTATATTATTACCAACTATACCGATAAGGAAGATGGTGTGCGAACATTAAAGCGTTGCTTGGAAATCATTCACACAAAACTCAATCTCTACCGGCTGATGAAACCCGGCACAAATTTGTTTGAAAGCGAAATGTCTATTAAGGTGGAATTTCCTATGCAAGTGACGCCGACGGTCGTAGACCAGCTTATTAAAAAAGATGTCGATAATGGGCATTGGAAAAATATGTACAACTAAAGGGCAGAGCCCTTTAAAACCCGGCTTCGCCTAATTCATTGTTGATGGCGAAACTCATTCGTCGTTGGGGGCGAAACCCCAGCCCTTTATTTTTTATTTTTATATATAAATGGCGACCTATGTCTTCGGATATGGTTCACTTATTAATATGAATGAAAACGGCAATGAATTATCACATTCGGACACAAGAAAAGTATGTCCAGTAACCATAACCGGTCTAAAGCGCTCATTTAATGTCGTCGGAAATGACGGAACGTATCGTGTGCTAGGCGTAAAGGATGTAAAAACAGCACTTTGTAATGGCATTCTTATCAAAGTCTCCTTAAAAGAGCTAGAACATCTGGAGCATCGGGAAAGATTATATATCCCGAAATTGTTAGCACATGACCGTATTATATTTAACTATAATAAAACACTCAAACTCAAAGAGGAAGATCGTGTCATTTGTTTTTATCCGCGTCCGAAATACATATTAGCGAAAAAAATACCGCTGCGTGAAAACTATTTAAATATTTGTGCCGAAGGTGCCATGAATATTAGTCGTACTTTTTTTGATGATTTTATGGCGACCACCTATGGTTTTTCCTACGATTGATACTCATACGATTGAATAAATAATAAAATTGATTTATAATTAAATCATATACATTTAATTATACAAGCCTCAATAATGGAGACAATATATGAAACCCACCTGATTTCGCTGCGATTTAAAATAGATAATAATGCTCCGGAGGAGTTTGAGAGACGCTGGAATGATTTGAAATGGACATGTGAAGGCGGAGATATACGCGGGGAAACACAGAAAATGCAAATTGTAAGCAGCTGGTTATCCAAGT